GCCTAGCTAACTTAGTTGATAGCTCAGACAGGAACTGCTCAAGCGTACCATCACCGTGCTTACTGTAACCTAAGTCTTGGATAGGTTCGAAGAAGATGTACTTACACTCACAGGCTGTAGCAAAGAACCTAATCCTGTCTAGCAGCTCCATAGGATCATCGTCTACACCCATAGTAAACTGGTATAGCATCCCATTCTTAGTCAACGACCTGATGCTGCCCTCTACCTCCTTATCCATAGAGTGAGCCTCAACTAAGTCCTTCCTAGTTAGGTTCAAGCCTAAGTCATAGGATACTAAGCCTAAGAGTGACCTACGCTTGCTCTCTTCGTTGTGCCAGATAGCTATAGGTACATCTGCGTGGTTCAGTAGGATGTTGTACTCTAAGAACCGCATGAACTCCGTCTTACCTATTCCCTCAGGTGCCTGAAAGATAGTGAAGTGACCCTGCATTAGTCCTAATATAGCCTGATCTAAAACCTCAATGCCTGTAGGTAGGTACTTACTGTCCTCTCCTTCGTTATAGATACTGAGGAACTGGTCAGTAGTGTTGAAGACATTCTCAGGGGTGTACTTGTTAGCATTCCACCAAGCACTCTTGTAGGCGTAGCCAGCACCATCCTGTAAGAACTCATTGGCGTCTTTGTACTTGTCATGTGACACACGATAGATACGGTTAGGGAATAAAGCACACAGCTTAGCTGCTACTGCATCACTCTTACCATCACTGTCGAAGGACACGTAGATTTTCTCAAAGGATGACAACCAATCCTTACACTTCTCAAATAACCTACGACTTGGGTTAGCTGAAGGAAGTGACACAACAGGGTACTTAGAATCTAACATCTGGAAGGCTGACATAGCATCAACCTCTCCTTCAGTTATCGTGCAAGCCTTAGCTGACCCAGCATTAAACTTATCCATTCCGAATAGTTCGTCTGACTTAAATCCTCTGTCAGCCTTAAAGGATTTAGGTAGTGTCCTAATCTTTCTACCTCCACTAGGGTAAGGGTAGAACTGTTCGAGACTAACACCTTCAGAGGTTATGGAAGTCTCTACACCATAAGCTCTCATGGTAGCCTCAGTGATACCTCTGTCAGCCTTGTAAGCCTTAGTGGTATTTATGCTAACGACGTTTGTCTGTTGTTGCATGTAGTCAGTTCCTTCAGTTTCCTGTTTTTGACGAAAGATGTTTGGAGTAGCCTTTCTACTGTACTTAGTAGGGTACTCTACAAGGAAGTGTTCCTCATACTCAACTCCTTTCTTTGGGTAACTATTACTACAGGAATGACAATAACCAATACCCCTATCTGTATTAAAGCTGAAGGCATCACTCGAATCACAACCTGGGTAAGGACATGGCCTATGAGTTAGCTGAGGCATTGTAAGTTCCTTCCTTAGGATATCCTTAGTACATAACTACTATATGTAATAGAGTAATGATATGACTTAGGATATCCTTAGTATGGTTACTAAGAATGGGTCTTAGGTTACCTTCTGTCAAGGGTTAGAAGTGAAATAAATCTGTGGATAACCACAATTATCAAATCAAATCTAATTAGACAGGCTAGGAATACAACCGTAGATAGTAGGTCAGTATTCATAGTTGACCTGCATCTATCCATTGGTTCCTAGCTGCGTGGAGGTAGGCAATCTTAGTTGCACTCTCGTGCATAGCCCACTCCCAGTACTTAGGTTCGAAGTCCTTCTTGTTTTGTATGAGGTAGTCCTTATAGTTGAACCACTTCTGAAGGTCTTCTTCTACCTCCTTGATGTTGTTATATTCTTTTGGCATTAGGATGTACCTCCTGTAGAACCTAATCCTCCTGTGCCTCTATCTGTGTCATTAGTATCGAAGGTATCCACAAGGTTTAGGCTAGTCCTTTCTACTTTGTGGAATACCATCTGAGCTACCCTGTCTCCGGGTCTGACACTAAAAGGTGAGCGACCTAAGTTATGCAGGATAACCTTAATCTCTCCTCTGTAGTCAGCATCTAGGATACCTGGGGCGTTACTTACGAAGATACCTTTCTTAGCTGCTAAGCCTGATCTACTACAGACCATAGCGCACATGTCCTCAGGCATTCTCATTTGGAACCCACAGCCTACTACTCCTGTCTCGTTAGGGAACAGCACAAGAGACTGACTAGCGTACAGGTCATAGCCTCCAGCCTTAGATGATCCTTTGGTTGGCACCTTAGAATGCTTGTGCATTAGGTGTATCTGCATAGCTTCAAACAGTTCAGTCATTGGGGTTCTCCTGTAGTGTTCTGTAGATTGTGTTTTTGTTGAAAGATAAGGTTTTATCCACCTGCCTAGCTGTTAGGTTTTGGTAGTGACCTTCTATAGCCCACAGGTTCTCAGCTACCCACTTGTCCCTATGTCCTATAGATTGGAACTTGTAGACTACATCTCTGTCTAAGCCTTGGACTAAGAGAAACCTAGCTCTTCTGGGTTGGTTCATCGACTGAACCTCCCGTTCACCTTGTTAGCTAACTTGTCTAAGCTATCTCCCGGCAGCCCTTCAGTCCACCATGTGTAACCACCTTGGGTAGGATAGGTGACTGCAATAGCCCAAGACACACCTTCTTTACCTCTTGTTATGGACATATCCCCTCCTTTCTTTTGGATTAGATAAGCTAGAGTTTCGATTGCTTTACCCATGTGACTTAAATCCTCTGCCTGTTGCTGCACCCTTTCGGATGACACCTGTAATAGTCCTGTTGATGTTAGGGTAGTGTAACATCCAAAGGCATTCGTTGTCGATAACATCGAAGCTGAATTGCCTACCTGCTTTGTAGTTATTTTCGTAGAAATCTTCAGCTACCTTGTCCAAGGGTTTGTCAGCATCTTCCAAGAAATTATGGCTATGCCACAGCCTTAGCTTAGGTTTGTGTTTCTTCTTATCAGGTTTGTAGATGAAGACGGACCACGACCTTTGCTTAGGTCTGTTGGGTTCTTCTCTTTTGTCAGCTACTATGTTTCTGTAACCTACCATTGTCCTACACCTCCTGTAGATTTAGTTTGAGGTTCTCTATGTCCTCACCAAAAAAGCAAAGGACAAATGTGTGACCATCCTTATCTGTCACTAGCATGTCTCTCCAAGTAGTATCTCCTTCTGCTGAGATAGCCTTCAGCTTCATGGTTACGACGTTGTGTATGTTGATTGTAGTCATCAGTCTCTACTCCTCTTCCTCAGGTTCTACTTCGATTAAGCCTGTACCTTCGCAGTCGTAGCATTCAACTGTTCGGCTCTTGATGTACCCACCATGGCTCCAGTCAACTACCGGAGTTTCAATCTCCAGTTCACCTGAACCATAGCACTCAGCACACTCACTCTGTCTCATTACCCGCACCTTTTCTGTCTCTGTATCTCATTACTCGGACGTTTCTCTTTCTTTAGGGTTTCCTCGTACCATGTAGGTAGTTGGATCAGGACATGCGTCCAAGCTGCGGCCAAGGCTATAGCACCCCCTAGGAATGTCAGGCCGATTACCCATGAAACTACGTCTACTATGTCCATTGGTTCTGTCCTTCTGCCTGTTGTGTTGGTTGTTCCTTGGGTAGATCCTCAAATGTGAGGAACCAAGCCCTCCATGCTTCAGCCTTAGCCTTAGCGTTGAAGGTGAAAGTGCCAAGCTTTGCGTGGTCCTCTGTATCGTAGCATGTGACAGCGTAAAGCTTCTGTCCCTTGACCTTAGATACTTGAGTAGCGTAGACGGTCTTATGTATAGGGTTAGTCATGGTGTTTAATCCTTTAGGGTTGATGTTCTAGGGTAGTCTATACAACGTCCACAGGTTCGAACTATGGGCGTTGCCAAGGCTATCCTTATTCTTCCCCTTCTTCTGGAAGTGAACGCCAAATTTCATTCCAATTTACAGCGTCAAGGAAAGCTAAAGCATAGCCTTGGGCAAGGGTTAAAGGCTCAGAGCCGCAACCTAAAATCATAGTTTCAGCATAGTCCCTCAGTCCTTGCGGATCTGTAGAACGATCCTCCCCTAGCCCATCGAATATTTCAAGATTAACCCGCCAGGTTTCGTAATTCGTCCAGCCGTTGTATTCATGTGTAACCACGTTGGGTAGGACTTGAATTGTGCCCATTGTTTGATTTCCTCTGTTTGTTTGTTTCCGATGATCTAAAGGTATTACGTCCGGGTCAGTTTGTCACCATATAATTTTGCATAGCAGCCATGCAGTTTTTGCATAGCTTCTCGCGTGTAATTATAATGTATAAAGGGGCTGTTGCAAATTTACCACAGGTGTTGCATAAATGTCACAGGTGTTACAATATAACAAATAGGTAGCTAATAGTTGCCTGGCTCATAGTCATTGCCCTTACAATAAGTAAGACAACAGTAAGTAACGCAGCAATAAGCAACGCAACAATTAGCATGCTAACTAATTTTCATTGTGCAGCGCAGCATACCAGCCAGTATGTATTGTGCAGTGCAACATACTAGGTAGTATCTGTTATAATGTAACATATTCTTGGGGCCGGGCAGGGGTGCGCGGGGGTGCCTCTTATATGTACAATACACCAAAACATTTTCTAATAATTTTCTAGGTCATGCAAAAAGCTCTAGGAAGCTCCTGTACGTCCAAGGCTTGTTTCTAGGCTACGAACCCAGCAGATAACAAGACAAGGACACCACAGGAGGCTCCTAGAGCTTTACAGGGGTATACTTACATATGACACTACCCTAGAAAAGCGGAACCTTCCTAAGGATATACTTAGTACTGTACTTAGTACAGTTCTATGGACTATAATTCCTTTATATTATTTTCTTAATAGATTTACATAGTACAGTACTAAGTACTATTCTTAGTACGTCCTAAGAATAATACTAGGGTATCACTCTTACTGATTTTTGTCAACCCTAAAAGTAGAAAATAATTTACAGACTACCTATTGACACAGAAGTGAGAGTATTGTATAATGCTGTTAATCAATAAAGTAGTAGTTAAATTTATGTATGTCCTTAACTCTTATTCTTAGGACATACTAAGGATATCCTAAGGAACCCTATATGGCTTTGTTTGAAAGAGAAGCATTTATTAACTCAGTTGGTCATACCAGAATTAAATCTCTTTTTCTTGAGTTGAGTTACGATAACAGTAAGTTCCAACTATTTACGTTAAAGGATAAAGATGTTGTCAACTCTGAGGGTAAGCCTCTTCTCAGTATTAAGAAGTTGTATTTAGACCATGTTTGTAATGATCCAACTGAGTATACCTTCGCTATGTTTGTATTTGGTACTTGGGATATCTGGGACACAATCCGAACTAATCCGTCTCTCCGCAGATACTATAGTAAATGGAGAGAGGAAGTTGATGTACGAATTAAGTCAGAAGCAATAAGAAGCATAGCTGAAGAAATGAGAGAAGGTGGTAGGTCATCTTTTACAGCAGCCAAACTACTTTTAGAAAGAGGTTGGATTGAAAAGGTTAGCCCACATGATCGTAAGTCCGAAAGACAAAAACAAAAAGAGACTACCTTAGATCGTCAAGCTATGCAGATGCTATCTAAGGACGCAGAACGGTTAGGTTTAAAAGTTAACTAAACAGTACTAAAGAAATAGGAAATAGTTAATTATGGCTAAAAAACCTACCGTCACTACTCTTACCGCAGGGTACGCATCAAACACGCAGCTTAACGCTAACTTTGTAGCTTTAAGGGATGCCTTCGATAATACTCTGTCCTTAGACGGTAGTACTCCTAACTCACTAACTTCAGACTTAGATGTCAACTCAAATGATCTACTAAACGTAAGCTCCATAGCTGCACAGACACTAACCTTAGGTGGTGCCGCTTTTAACCTATCAGCTTTGTCAGGGTTAGGTTCAACAGCAGCAGCTTTCCTAAATCCAAGTTCATCAGTACCAACAACAAGAGATGATGGTTCAGCACTACAAGCTGGTGACATTTATTTTAACACGAGTAACAGCACACCTTTTACATACTCAGGATCAACCTGGGTAGCTTTAGTCAGTACACAGTCAACAGTTACAGTTGATATATTCTCAGGCAATGGATCAACAACAGCCTTCACCTTAGCTACAGCCCCAGCTTCTGAAAACTTTACCTTTGTCTACGTAGCTGGTGTGTACATTCAGAAGGCAGCTTACAGTGTTTCAGGAACTACCTTAACCTTTAGTTCAGCACCTGCATCAGCTACTAACAACATTGAAGTAATAACGTACAGCGGTGAGCTTCTAGCTTCTTCCACTAACTTCTCAAACATCACAGTTACAGGTGGCTCAATATCTGGAGCATCAGTTACCTCCCCCACCTTAGTAGGTTCAAAGACTAACGGACAGACTCTAACTCTTACAGCAACCAACTCAGGCACACCAACTAACTTCTTAAGCTTCACAGATACAGGTGGTACGACAGCTAACCTAGGTTTCACAGGAGCCTCAGACGATCACTTAGCCATAGCTAATGAAACAGCTACAGGGGCTGTAATCTTAGAGACTAACTCAACTGAAAGACTAAGAGTAGATCACACAGGTAAAGTAGGTATAGCTAAGAACAACCCAGCTTACGCTTTAGATGTTACAGGGGATATTAACTTAACAGGAACGCTAAGAGTAAACGGCTCAGCATTCTCAAGTACAACGACAGGATCAGTAATTGAAGAACTACATTCTCTTTGTAATACTACCAGCCTAAAAGGCAAAGCTACCATTGAGAATGTAACAGCAGCTCAAGCCTTAACGACTACCTACGCAGACTGCACAGGTTCTAAAGTCTCAGCTTACACCTGTCCAGCAGGTACATCAGAAATAGTTTACGAGTTTAATTTCCTAGCAGCAGGCATAGATGCAACTCCTATGTCTCACTGGAAATTGTACTATTCAACAGATGGCTCCTCCTTTACTGAAGTAACTAAAGCTAGGTCTAATATATCCTTAGGACAGTTTGGTGCTGACCGAAATATCCTACGTTGGGTGTTCAAAGTTAACGCAAGCTCTAACGATAGTACAGTAGGCCAGTTCTCAGCAGCTACACCATCTTTGTATTTCAAATGGCAAGGTAGAAACTACCAAGCAGGCCATGAAACAAAACTACACGAAACTTTATACTTTGATGGTACAACTTCAAATCAGTTCTCCCTTCCGTCAATCTCTGTAAAAGCTATAGCTTAACCAAGGAAGCATGAATGGCTAAAAAACCTACAGTTAAAAATATAAGTTCAGGGTATTCTTCTAACACCCAACTGAACTTTAACTTCGAAGCTCTAAGAGATGGCTTCAATAATACTATATCCATTGACGGTAGTACGCCTAATGCTATGGCGGCTGACTTAGACTTAGGTACAAATGACCTAATTAACGCAGGAACTATCCACGGTTCTTCTTTAAAAATTGGTGGGACTACACTTACTTTAACTGACATTTCAAATCTACAAGAAGAAACAAAAAGGTTCTTAGACCCTGCTGCATCAGAGCCAACTACGAGAGATGACGGATCAGCCTTAGTAGCTGGTGACATATTTTACAACACAACAGATGATATTACCTACCAATGGTCAGGCTCAGCTTGGGTAAGCTCAATCGGGGCTACAGGTCCACAAGGACCAACCGGAGCTACAGGTCCGCAAGGTGCAACTGGAGCTACCGGAGCCACAGGCGCAGACAGTACAGTAGCCGGTCCACAAGGAGCTACCGGAGCTACCGGACCTCAAGGACCAACTGGAGCCACAGGAGCTACAGGTTCTCAGGGTCCGCAAGGCGATACAGGACCACAAGGAGATACCGGAGCAACTGGTGCTACAGGAGCTACCGGAGCAGCAGGACAAAGTGTAACCACAGTTACTGTATCTTCAGTATCTGCTGGAGGATCACCTACAGTTTCTTACAACTCAGGAACTGGTGCATTAGCTTTAGGCATTGTTACAGGTGACACAGGAGCTACAGGCAGTACCGGAGCCACAGGGCCAACAGGTCCACAAGGAGCCACAGGTGCTACCGGAGCTACTGGAGCTACAGGTGATGGGTTCACAGGTGGTAGTTACAACTCGTCTAACGGCGTTATTACGTTTACATCTGATGACGGACTAGGCTTCACTACAGGTGACGTAAGAGGGGCTACAGGAGCCACAGGAGCTACCGGACCAACAGGTCCACAAGGACCAACCGGAGCTACAGGCGCTCAGGGTGAAACTGGAGCTACAGGTGCTGATAGTACAGTAGCTGGACCACAAGGAGCCACAGGTGCTACCGGAGCTACAGGCCCAACAGGAGCTACCGGAGCAGCAGGACAAAGTGTAACCACAGTTACTGTATCAGAAGTTAGTGCTGGGGGTTCACCTACAGTTTCTTACAACTCAGGAACTGGTGCATTAGCTTTAGGTATAGTAACCGGAGATACCGGAGCAACTGGAGCTACTGGGCCAACAGGACCAACCGGAGCAGCAGGTGCAGACGGATCAGACGGAGCTACAGGAGCCACAGGTTCTCAGGGTCCACAGGGTGCTACAGGTGCTACAGGGCCAACCGGAGCTACAGGAGCAGCAGGTGCGGATGGATCAGATGGTGCTGATGGTGCAGCGGCAACGATTGCTGCGGGTTCTACGACAACGGGTGCTGCGGGTTCTTCTGCTTCAGTAACAAACGTAGGTTCTTCCTCAGCAGCTACGTTTAACTTTACGATTCCAAGAGGGGACACAGGCGCTACCGGAGCTACAGGTCCAACTGGTCCTCAGGGTCCACAAGGTGAAACAGGAGCAACCGGAGCCACAGGTGCTACCGGAGCTACTGGGCCACAAGGTCCGTCCGGTCCAGGCTCAGGTGATCTCTTAGCGTCTAACAACCTGTCTGACCTAGCTAACGCAGGCACAGCTAGAACTAACTTAGGTGTGGACGCCGCTGGCACAGACAACAGCACTAACGTAAGTTTAGCAGGTTCTTTAGACTACATTACTATTAGTGGTCAAACGATTACCAGAAATGCTATCGACCTAGCTGCTGACGTAACTGGTACACTACCTACAGCTAACGTAGCTGATGACGCAATTACCTACGCTAAGATACAAAATGTAACTGCAACAGATCGTATCTTAGGTAGAGACAGTGCAGGTGCAGGAGTAATCGAAGAGATTTCACCAGCGTCTTTACGCACAATGATTAACGTAGAAGACGGAGCTACAGCAGACCAAAGCAATGCAGAAATCAGAGCAGCAGTTGAAGCTGCCACAGATTCTAACGTATTCACAGATGCTGACCATACTAAACTAAATAGCATAGAAGCCTCAGCTACTGCTGACCAAACAGATGCAGAGATTAGGGCAGCAGTTGAGGCAGCTACAGATTCTAACGTATTTACAGATGCTGACCACAGTAAACTAAATGGTATTGAAGCCTCAGCTACAGCTGACCAAACAGCTAACGAAATAGAAGCCATAGTAAACCATGACAACTTACAAGGCTTCGTAGCTAACGAACACATAGATTGGACTGCTGAC